TGATCGGGCTCGGGCGTATGGCCAACGAGGCGCACCTGGGCGGGTTTGTTGCCGGCCTGGCCCTTGCGGTGGTTTTGCCCGTAAAAGGCAGAAGGGGCGCATAAAAAAGCCCCGCCAGAGGCGGGGCATTAAAAGAGCTTTTAGCTCCTGATGAGGGAGTTTTCGGAGCCAATAAAAACAGGTGCTTATATGGGTTTTTGGCTCAGGTATACAAATAGGTATACACGAAGCTAGCTCCTGTCATCCGCTTGCTCGGCGTCTTCAATCAGCTGTTCACTGTACCGATAAACATCCGAAAGCCGGAACATAACCCGCGCCATGCGGCCGTTTCCAGCCTTGTGCCCCTTCGGACAGCGGTCGTCACGCTTCCTCAAACGGTCGAATTCGGTGGGGCTTCTGCCGATTATCGCGGCCGCCTCCTTCCGTGAGACCTGAACGTACTTTGGATCGAACCGCTTGACCGGTGGCGCCTCCCGCTTGCTGGTCTCTGTTTGCATCATGATCAGGCTCCTGTCTTGCTTTCGTGTTGCTGGTTTCCTTCGCGCCGTTTCTGCCGTCCGAGCCAGCGCTGATAGTGTGCTTTGATCTGCCGGAACCGGGTGGCGGCCTGAACGTTGTGGTCCAGCTCGGCCCGGCTGCTGATCTTGCAGGCCGTCAGGATCAGGTCCCGGGCGTCTTCCTCCGAGTGGGTACCATCCGGAATGTGAACGCCGCCTTTGTGGCTCTGGGCTCGGTCCAGGTAGCGGCGGAATTCCGGATCCTGGCAGAGCATGGCTGCGGATCTCGCCAGGTGTCCGCCTTTAAGTTCTTTATCGGACATCATGACCCTCCAAATTTTTGGAATTCGGTTGTGTGATCTTGTAGCCAAGTGATTCGAGGAACCGGATGGAGCGCTCTATCTGGGCCGATCGTTCGTTGACTTTGCGTAGCCGCATGGGATGGCCTTCATCCTTTATGCGCTCGATTCGTCCGTTATCGATATCCCAGCTCAAAAGCGCAATCACGCGTTTCTGAGGAATTCCGGTCAGCGCTTCCAGTTCAGCAGATGATCGGGGTTTGCCATCATTGAGTGCTCGTCTGAGCGTCTCGGTTTTCGATAGCAACACTGGAGGCTCTCTTGGCTCGGGAGCCAAAGCGCCTAAACTCCGGGCTCGCTCCAAATATTTCCTGTTCATCAATCGCCGTCCTTCAGCTGATTGGCGCAATCCTCATGTACCAAAGCAATGGCGCCAGCTGCCGTTCCGATATCGACCAGTTCACCTCTCATGATCGGTTGGTCACACAGAGGGCAAAGTGGAAGATCCTCGGGGTCAATCGCTTTGCTAATATCAATCACTGTCACCGCCTTCTGCCAGGGCTTTCTCCCGTCTCCGATCGATGAACTCCTGGCGCCAGTCCAGCGCCTTTTCGCAGGCCTGCTCGTAGCTCTCGGCATAGATCCACTTCATGCTGTAGTAGCCCCAGGACAGGCGGTGGGAATCAGCCGTGATATCTTGTGGTACCGGCGTGGCGAACTTCACCAGGTAGCCGAACTTCCGGTTGTCGGTGAGGTGCTCGAAGATCAGGCCTTCGTCGTCGAGGTCGTAGGGCGGCTCGATGCCGATCTCTTCCCAGATCCGGTCTGGCTCGTCTTCCATGAGGGCTTCCCGGGCAATGTCCGGCCAGGCGTCCTGAGCCAGCATGGTGGGGATATGGATGATGGCTTCAGCCCGGACGTTGTTTTCGAACATCATGTCGATCATTGCTTCTTTCACTCTGCGTTCTCCTGTTCCAAAACCCGCTTTCTGTCTTCCAGGTATTCCCGGTTAACCTGCTGCCAGCGGTCGTATCGCTCCTGGCTGAAGCCCGGGCCGGCCATGCGGTTGATGATTTTCTCGTTGTCGGTGACCTGCCGGATGATTTCCGCCGGCGCGTATTGGTAGTGCCAGAGCTCCAGCGGATCCTCGGGTTTCTTCCCGTGCCAGGTCTGGCAGATCCAGCCCAGGTCATACACTTGGTCGGTGCGCTGGGCGTTGAGTGCGTCGGCCCGGAGCTCGTGGTACAGGTTCTCTACCTGCTGGATGTTGTAGCTGGGCAGATCGAATAGCCGGCTTTCCATCCAGCTCTTGCCGTCGGGCGTGCGGCACAGTGCGCGCACTCCGACAAACCAGTTACGGGGGCGATTCACCAGGTGGTGGGCGAGGTCTTCGCCCATGGTTATCCAGCCGAAAGGGGACCAGCGCTCAGCCGTGGTGTATTGCTTGTCATCCACCGGGCTGGTCAGGCCCTCCCAGGTCCACACCCGGGAGTTGGCGAACAGGCGCTGGTCTCTGGCGATCGCGCTGTGGTTCTTTCTGCGGTTTCGTTTCTTACCCATCGCTTGGGACCTCCACCAAGTTTTTGATGGCCGCACGCGCCGCCCGGGCCATGGCCTGCCGATGACTTTTCTTCTCGATGCTCTCCTTGTTCATGATGGTCAGTACCATGGCGACATCCACCAGAAGGCAACCCGGGCGGCTCTCTGCCTGGTTGATGAGCGTGGTGCTGGCGTCGTCAACGGAGGTGCCGAGCAGACGGGTTGCCAGCATGGTCGCTTCGTCCAGGGCTTTCTGTTCTTGGTCTTTGACGTTATCGCTGCTCATGCTGCACCTGCCTTCGCCGTTAGCGTTTGGTAGTCCGGCTCGCTGATGGAGCGCATTCCACCCATCATGGCCACGCCCCATTTCTGGCGGTTGGCAGGAATGAAGCTGAGGTTGTCCAAGTGATCGGTGAAAACCACCGGCTGGGTAAACCTCTGAATGTTGGTAAGCTGCAGGGCACTGACAGGGATCCCTTCCAGGAAGATCGGGCAACTGCCTGACAACCGCCGGTTCCATTGCACAACGTCTGCCACCTGGGCGCTCGCGATTACCTGGCGAGCGTCGGAGCACTGGCCGGCGGTGTAGATGAGTACCGAGTTGCCCGGCTGCACCATTAGGCGACAGCGCGTTTTCTGGAACAACGGCCAGAAACCCCAGTCGAGGAGGGCGCTGGAAGCATCCGTGGCTGAAAGGATCCGTCCGGAGGTAGTCTCCGAAGGGTGTTTGATCAGAATGAAATGGGAGCGGTTCATGATTCACCCCCGTTGCTCTTCTCAAATTTCCGCCCGCAGAATGGGCAAAAGTTACACAGGATGGAGACCGAGTCCTTGGTGAAGTTCTTTGCGTGACCACCGCCCTGTTTCGGCTTGCGGTACTCAACCTCTACTCTCGGGTTAACAGGAGCAAAATCTTCTCCAGATGGGAAAAAAGCCAGGTTCTGCCAAGAGACATCGATATCGGCTGAGCCCTCGGGAATAGCCTTCTCGATTTGTGGTTTAACCTTCTCAAGCATCTCTGAAAAACATTTGCACTTGCTCATGCCGCAGTCTCCTTCAGCTCGACTTCGATGGGCTTGTTCAGTGCTATCAGGTGATCCAGGTAGCGAATGAACTGTTCTAGACTGGCCATGCGGGCCAGGTATTCGTCGTTCATCTCGTTCTTATTGAGCCCGTCGTAAAACGTCAGCCTGATATCGATCTCGGCCAGCTTGTCCGGCAGCTCAATTTCGTCCCTCCATTCGGTATTGGCCGGCATAATCCTGATATCGGTGCTTTGCGTGTGGCCGTGAATATTCAGGTGAGCCTGAACAATGCCGCGGCGGTTCAGCACCATGCACTGCAGCAGCACTTCCTCTGTGGCCAAGTGCAGGTTTTCGATCATTTCTTCTTCGGTTAGCGTCAGCATTTTCATTATTTCTCCTCGGCCTTTCCGGCCTGTCTTTATCGGTAGTTCCTGGTCTTCGCTTCCAGCAGCTGCTGGCAGTCCACGCAGGTGGGGCAGCCGGGCAGTGCTTCGCGCCGTTTGGCCGGGATCTCTACACCGCATTCCTCGCAGTGAGGGTCGTCGCTGGTGGCGGTTGTCCGGTTGCGCTGGTTCTCCAGGGCCAGCTCGATCGACTGTTCTATGTAGTCGCCAGCGATATCGGCTTTATCCATGGTTCAGGTGCTCCGTGGCTTCAGGGTTCAGATCGTTGGCCGGTACCAATCGCACCAGGCCGGCTTCCATGCATGCGGCGGCTTCCTCGGGGGAATCGAAGATCAGGACCATGGCCACGCGGTGGTGGCAGCGGCCGTGGTCTTCGTTGATCACTGTGAGCTCGCCAACGTCATGCAGGCGGGCTTCCGGGGTAGTCTGTGTTGTGATTGCGTGTTCCATACTGCTCTCCTGTCTTTTGAAGAATGGGTAACCCCAGTCCTATCACGTGTTTTCAAAATGCAACCCCTGAAGGGTCAGTTCACCCAGCTCGCCCTGTTCCTGGAGCCTTCTGGCTGATGTTGGGCGAGGCGGAGCTTCCGACTTACGGCATTCAGGCCTTTCACAGTGATGACGGTGCGGCCGTAGTGGATGTAGCCGGCCACCGGGTGGCGGTACATCTTGGTGATCACGCGGAACACACCTCGGCCACGCCAGCGGCTCGTTGGCAGGTTGTCTGTACCCAGCATTCCTTCCTCGCGCAGGCGGCGAATCAGGGTGTTGCGGCCCATGTTCAGCAGGGCGGCGGCTTGGTCGAAGGTGTATTCCACGGCGTCCTCCTTACACTTCTTTCTCGAAGATCCAGCACCGAACCGACGTGCTGGCAAATGAATTCAGGCTCTCGCGAATGACCGAGCGCACGGTGCGGCTGCTCTCGACGAACTTCCGGCTGCGGCTGGTCTTCAGGTGGCGTTTCAGTTCCGATATCGGGGGGATGCGCAGCTTCGCTTCGGCGCACACCTGCTCGAAATGCTTCAGGTTCACGGCGATCATCTTTTCGTGTTCGCCGTAGTGGTTGAGGGTTGGGGTGCCGTTCAGGCCCTCGATGAAGTCGTAGGCTTCCCAGAATTCCTGCACCATCGGGTGATCGGCGTTAACGGAGGTTTGGCGCTCCTTGGCCATGTCGATGATCATTTCCCGTGCTGGTTCCAGGTATGATTCGGGCAGAAGATTCAGCCCTTCTGGGCCCAGGCAATCGATCAGGGCGGTCATCTGGCCGTGGTTCTTGGCAATCCGGTGAATGCGGATCTCAGGTAGTTCAGCCAGGGCCTTTTCGTACTGGGGCGCCCGCTCGCACACCAGGCGCATGATCTGTGATTCCGATGTGGTGGCATGCAGGGCGAAGCCAGAGACCTGGTTCATGGGCCACCGCTCCAACTTCTCGGCGAGTGCTTTGGTGGTCTCGTTGTGGTTTTCGCGGGTAACGCTCACGTGAACGATTCGCTGCAGAACGGCATCGCTAGCGTTCACCTGGGCGTTCTGGCTGATCACGATGGCACCACGGAAAGGGGGCTCGTAGGTATCGTTGCCGCCGTTCTTCTGGCCACGGCTGCGCACGCTGCGGCCGTTGTAGGCGGTTTTCAGTTCGTCCCAGTCGAACTGCTTCTGCTTGGCGCCGGCTTCCTGGTCCCGGTCGGACTCGATCAGCACCACCGGCAGGTTGGATACCTGGGCAAAGTTCCGGGCACGGGCGGCAAGGGTGGCCTTGCTGGGGTCGAAACCTTCGTAATCCTGACGGCCTACCAGCTTCCAAAGGAACTCGATCAGCGTGGACTTACCGGAGCCCGCCTCACCAACGATTTCAATGAACGGGAAGCTCTTGTGCTCCTTACGGATCTGCTCGGCGAACAGGCTGCCCAGCCAGTAGGCCAGGGCGATCACACCTTTCGGACCGAAGCACTCGGCCAGATCCCGGGCCCATCCGCGCTGGTAGTCGCCGCGATCTTTGTTGATGGAGAGCGAAACCGACTCGGAGAGCGTCTTCACGCTCATGCGGCCGATGTCGTAGTAATCCTCATTGTTCAGCTCGTGGATCTGGCCCGCGTGAACAGCCAGTTCCGGGAATACCCAGGTTTCGTGCTCTTTGCTGTAGCCAATGAAATCGATGGTCTCAACGGTTTTGATGCCGCTGATCTGCTGTTTCAGAAGGCGATCCAGCTGCTGGCTGGAGCCGGTCCATACCGCGCCGGGGGCTATGCCCAGCAGGCGCTTCTTGAATTCGCTGGCGCTGGCCAGCTGGCCACCGCTGAAGGTGTTCTTCACGGGCCGGCCGTCGTGGGGGAAGTCCACCCGGTAGTAGTACCAGGACTCGTCGGTGACCTTGTTGGCCAGGTAGTACAGGGCGGTGGGGTAGCAGTTGGCGATTTCCACCACGGCGTTGCATTGCTCGAGGGCCCGGTCGACCATCTGGCGGTCGGTCAGAGGCTCGTCGCTGTCCTCCAGGTCCCGCATGGCCTTGTGGAATTCCTCCATGTTCAACTTGAACCAGAACAGCCGGTTGTTGAATCCAAAGGGAAACTCGTTGCGCCCGGTGTGGCTGTATATGCGGTTGGCCTTTTCCTGGGCGCTGCGGGCGATCACCAGGTCACCCTGGTACAGGAACTCCTTGGTGGTGGGCTCGCCGTCTTCGTTGATCAGCTCGCCGCGCTGCCAGGCATCGTTCCAGTCGCGTTTGTGCTTGCCTTCCTGGGGGATGACAGCTGCGCCTACCTTCCAGCCCTGGGACCGGGCGATGTTGGCGAACTTGCGGATGTAGCGAACGCCGGCTTCGTCGCCGTCCATGGCCCAGATCAGGCGGGGCAGTTCCTCGCCGGCTTCCTCCCGGGCCTTCTGCAGTTCGGCCAGGAAGGTGTCCGGGTAGTTGTTGCAGCTGAAGGCGGCCACGGCCGCGATGCCGGCGTGGTACAAAGCGGTGGCGTCGAAGATGCCTTCCACGATCCAGAGCTCTTTGCCCTGGGCCAGATCCAGCCCGGGTGGTACCCAGGCCAGGCCCTTGGTTTTGCTGCCGTAGTTGAAGTGGGCCTTCTTCTTGCCGAACCGGTGCGGTTTGTCGATCAGCCGCTCCCAGTAGTCGCCCCGATCGTTGATCTTGAAGCGAACAGTGGCGGAACCGATATTCCGGTCTCGGTCCCAGTATTGCTCCTGGGTGTACCAGCCCCGGACTTTGGTCAGATCAAAGCCACGGCCATGCACCATGTAGGCGTCGGCCACTTCGGTACCGGTTTCCTTTTCGCCGGCTTTGCGATCCTTCCGGCCGTAGCGCTCCGTCCAGCTGTCGAACAGGTCCGGGAACAGCTCTTTGACGTGGTGCTGCTCTCCGCATTTACTTTCGCGGCCGCACTTCACCATCCAGGGGGTCTCGGTCCCCACGAACGCCTCTCGCTTGCCGCAGGAAGGGCAGCGCAGGCGTCGGAGGAATGAGCCCCGTTCTACTCCGTCAAAGTCGCTCTGGAGCCGGCGCAGGATGTCGGCCCGTAGTTGGTCTTGCATTCGGAGCGCTCCGGATCAGGCGGGAAGTTGGATAGCGGTGGCCTGGTCCCTGAGCTTCAGCAGCTCCTGAACCGAGAAGATGCTGGTGCGGCCAGACTGGTCGTGAACCACCACCGTGTTGCCGGTAGTGAGACTCACGTCGACATAGGCTTTCGGCTGCTTGGTGCCTTCCAGATCGTGCCAGGCACGAATAACCAGCAGGGACGCCCGGCGTCGGGAGCACTGGTATTCCTCCATCAGGCTATCGACGGTCATTTCGATGCATTCCCGGGCATCTGTACTGCCTTTGCGAAGGGCCAGAAGCTGGGAAAAAGCGGCGTCAGTCATGCTTTGGGCTACTGCGTTCATCGCGTTGCGTCCTTCTTTTTAGGTGAGTACTTCTCGTAGGCCAGCTCCATTTCCTGCTGGCATTGCTCGCGGACTTCCGGAGCAAGAGGGATCTGGCGGACATTGCCGTCTGGGTCCAGAGACAGACGATCGGTGTGGGTGAGGAAAACCACGCCTTTGTATCCGCAGTGGTCCGCGTCCTGGCAGAACACGTAAAGCTGCCGCTGTGCCGAGATCATCTGCACGCTGGTGCGAACCCTGCAGACGCCTGCGCAGTGGGGGCAGAGGATCCGGAGGAAGTTGTTCCGAACTCCGGACTGGAGCCGCTGCTGGTTTTCAGCATCTGGGGTGCCCGGGTTCTTGGCCTGCAGCACCGGCCCATAGGAGACCTCCACGGAGCCGCGGTATCCGCATTCAATGTTCCGGCACTGAACGAAGGCATCTTTGCCTTTCTGCTGGATCGCCCTGCTGGACTGGATCGAACAGGATTCGCCGCAAGCCGGGCAGCCGATGGTCAGGTAATTGCGGGTTATCTGGTTGAGCTTCACTTTCTGGGGCCTCCTACGGCGTGAAGTGCCCGGTTTCGCCCGGTCAACTTCAGGCTGGCTCCTCGCATGCGTTGTTTGATCAGCCACTCGGCGGCCTGATCAATGGTTTCAAGGCCTTGCTGCTTGCGAATGGTGTCCAGCAGTTCGGCCTGTTGGTCCGTCAGTTCCAAGGTGATTTCCGGCATCGTTTGAGGACCTCAAATGGTGCGAATGTGGGCCTCGGAAAGTGGCGCACCACCGGCCATGCTTGGAGACGTGGGCAGAAGTGCCGCCTCAGCCTGAGCGATCAGCATCTGGCGTAGCAGGCTGGCTCTGTCGGTACCGGTGTAATCCACCAGTGCGTTGATCACGGCGGCCTCGTAGTCGTCCAGATTGAGGCTCACACGGTGTTTTCGGATGCGTTTAGGGTCCTGATACATGCGGCTACTCCTTCAGTGCTTCAGGCAGACGTTTTGCGCTGGTAGTCATTCAGGCCTTGCAGAAAGAAGATGCGGGCCTGGGATGCCAGGGAACGGCCTTCCGCCAAGGCGGCCTGCTCCAGGGCGGAACGTTCTTCCGTGAGAAGGCGAAGCGCGATCGGCTTCGCAGTTAAAACACCGACGGGTGCGCGGTGGCTGGGGCTGGGTTTTTTTGCACCTTGCATGGTGTATCCTCTGTGTAACGCTGAATTACACAGAAGGATAAACGCCATTTGGATAAACAATCAACCAAATGACGGATGAAATTTAACTATGGAAAACTATCTGACTGATAAAAGTCTTTTGGCTGAACGAATATTAAGCCGAATGAAAAGTGTTCTTGGTGTCACGATGGACAAGGATGTCGCGGCATATTTCGATATTAAGCAGGCAAGTGTTCATAACTGGCGCAAGCGAGGGACGGTTCCATACGATCAGTGTGTCCAGCTCGCTATGGATAAAGGTATTAGTCTCGATTGGCTGATTATTGGCCGAGACTCAGACGGTCAGGTTGACAGTTTTCCAGTTGCTCAAGATGTTGATTACACCGAAGTACCGCTTTACGACGTGGAAGCAAGCGCTGGCAATGGCTCCTTCTTCAGTCATGAGCGAGTGATTAGCTACATCAAATTTCGCAATGACTGGCTCGCCCGTGAGGGCCTCCATGCAAAAGACTTGGCCTCTATTAGAGTCTCTGGAGATTCGATGGACGGCACACTCTCTGATGGCGATACGGTTCTGATCGATTGTTCCAGGAAGAAGCCAGATGGTGTTTTTGCTATTCGGATTGGGGATGCACTCCGAATAAAGCGTTTGCAGACCATGGCTGATGGCAGCCTGCGAGTGTCCAGTGATAACGCTCTGTATCAACCTGAAACTATTCATCCGGAGAACTTCGGGAATATTGAGATCGTCGGGCTGTGCTACTGGCGCGCGGGCCGGGTGTTTTGAGGGAAGCTGAGATAAAGGGAGTGGTGCATGGACTTGGCAGTTGTTCTGATGTTGCTGGCATACATGATTATGAGTTGGCGGCTCATTTGTCGGTATACAGTCTCGAAGGGCGGTAAGCGTTGGGTTGGACACGGGCTTGGCGCCATTTTCGGCCCGCTGGTAGGTGTCATTGCAGCTCTTCCGGTTGTTCCTGGTAAGGAAGAACCTGCCACTTTTGTCCATGTAGTAATCGGCTCGTTGATACTGGTCGCTTTCCTCCTCGCTGAATACCGAACAAAGCAGAGCTGGAGCGCGCCGTTGAAGCTCAGAACAGCGAAGGCCCGGAAACAAGAGCAAAAGACGCAACCTGTAAGTATCGGTACCGGACAAGAATCTGAGCCGAAGGGCCGGGAGGGACTGACATTCTCTCTGCGTGATACCGCTGAACTTATTTTGGCGGATGATGTTGTTGACCAGCGTGAGGCTGAGCTGCTGTTAAATCTGCTGGATAAGCAGGAAATCCTAAACTTTGATCCCGCCTGCCGGGAACTGCACCAGGTGCTAATCGCCAGCCTGGATGATGGCGTACTGGATAATGAAGAAGCTGAGGAAATAAAAGCGATCCTGAGCGAGATCTGCGATCGGCCGATCGCGCGACCAGCCAAGCCGGAATCAAAGAAAAAATCGTTACCGAAGAAGCCAGCAGCAAAATCGACACATAAACCGAAGCGCTCGAAGGTTGCTTCCAGGCCGTCAGTTACCGCTCAGCGAAAACCAGAAGTGGGAGATATTCTGGCGTTCGCATACACAGACTCGAACGGTGACACCTCGGATCGAGAGGTTGAATTCCGCGCCATGACAAAAAAGAACGGCGTGTCTTATCTGAAGGGCATCTGCCAATCGCGGAGAGCGTTCCGGACATTCCGGTCTGACCGGATGGATTTCGTTTGTTTTGCCGATACGGGTGAGACAGCTGAAACTTTTCGTTAAATCAGGGTATGCATCGAAAGGAGTAGTAACCATGGCCATGACCAATTGCAAAGAGTGCAAGGCGCAGGTTTCCAGGAAGGCTAAGAAATGCCCGCATTGTGGTGTCGACAATCCCGGCGTTACGGCCAAGGACTACCTGGTTGGCGGTGTGGCACTTGTCATCATCGCGGCTGCCCTGGTCACGTTCTTTTCCGGTGATGATCAGCCAGAGGATAGCGTTGCACAGGCTCCTGAAATGACAGAAGCGGAGCAAGCCGCAGCAGAAAAAGCTGAAATGGAGGAGTGTCGACAGGATATTCAGTGTTGGGGAGAGGAGCATTGGTCCGCCGCTACGGTTCGATGTGAACGCGAGATCGAGAGACAGGCGCAGTATGAAGTGAAGTGGACGGACTCCTACCCTGACACCAAATTGAGCCGCCGTGGCTGGCTGGATGAAGAAGACGGGACTCTGAGCTACTACGGTGACCGGGTGCAATTCTCGAATGGCTACGGGGCATTCCAGAACTACGTATACCGGTGCGATTATGATCCCGAGACCCAGTCAGTGCTGAACCTTGAGCTGGAGCCCGGAAGGATTTAGGCCTGCAGAGTTTCGGCCTCCAAGCTTGTGACCAGGCCAGAATCACTCAAGCTGTGACTGGCCCTGGTTACCACCCATTCCCGCCCGTTGATCTGCCGCTTGAATCCCTCTGCCCGCAGCTGCCACTCCGGCCCAACATCCGGCCTACCTGTGGCCAGAGTAATGGTTAGCTCTGCCTCACCACGGTTCAGTCGTCGAAGCTCAGCCTGTGCCGCGGCCTTGGCCTCGCTCTCATTAGCATAGGTACCTCGCAGTCGTTTCACCCGTTCTTCCGTACCCACCTGCACTTGAACCTGCTGGCCGGCGTCGACATCGTCCCAGAAGGCGATGACACCAGTGTAGCCGTCGCGATCGGTTTCGCGGTAGGTACCGCTGTCGCCGCTGCGAGGCCTTACGGTTATGGAGGGCAGGGCGGTACCGCCGGCGGTGGCCGCTTCTCCTCGAGGAGTGAATAGCAGCCTGCCCGCTTTCACGGTGGCGATCGCGTCGTGGCGTTCTCCCAGGCGAGTGAGCAGATTCAGATCGGATTCGTCGGTCTGGTCCAGGTGTTCGATGCTGATCGAAGCCAGGCTGCCGCCGATGACGGGCTCCAGCTCGTTTTCCCGGGCGATGGTGGTTACCAAATCGCTGAGGGTTACCTGGTCCCAGCTGCGGGTTCGGCGTGTGGGCAGGCCGTTGCGCATGTCGGCGCTGCGGGCGGTGATGTTCAGTACGTTGGGCGCCCAGCTGTACGAAGCCTCGTCCACAATGAACAGGCCCTTCTCGAATAGCGGCTGGCCTCTCCACCCGATAGCCAGTTGGATCTCAGCGCCCTTGGGCGGGATCTCCAGGGCGTTGTCGTGGTCGCTGAGGGTGAGGGACAGTGTGTCAGCCTCATCCCCTGGTGTTTCATCCAGGGTAAGGTCTATCAGCCTGCCGCTCACCGTTGGAGTGATGTTGCGGCCGTTTACCACCAATCGATAATCAGGGGCTCGGTGCTGCATCAGGCGATGCCTCCACTATTGCGCCTGGGCTGGTAAAGCCCGAGCCCGATCGCGGCATCCCGGCTGGTGGCGGCACGGTCGCGGAAGGCCTGGAAGTCGTCCTCGTCTACCCGCACCAGGTTGATGGTGAAGTCGATCTTGCGGGGTACCCCATCGGAGAAGAACACGGTGCTGGTTTCTTCAACGCCAGTGACACACCAGAATCCGAACACCCGGCCAGAGCCTTCAATCAGGGGCCAGGCCTTGCCTTCGTCGGCCATGATGCGCACGTCATCCAGGGTTACGCGGCCGCCGGTGAGCTCCGGGTAAAGGGTGCCACTCAGGGTGATAGTGTCTTCACCCGGCCCCAGGTATTGGTAAGCGGGGCGCTGACCAACGCGGCTTTGGCTGGGGTGCCGCCACTGGGTGCTGCGCTGCAGCTGCTGATATGGCAGGGACTGGACTTCGAAGACAAACATTCCGAGGGTCATCATCATGGCGGATTACTCCCTGTCATAAAGTGCACTGCGGGCACGGGTGGCTATACGGCGTTCGCGCTCCTGCAGGATCCGATCAACCTGGGCCGCTATCTCTCGTTCGCTTTGCCCTGGTGCTGCATAGACATTGATCGTTACGCTATCGCCAGCAGTGGCTGCAGAAGGCGTGCCGGTGGCGATCGGTGGGCGGTTGTCGAACTGGACGCCGGCCGCAGCGGGCAGGGCGGACGCGCCAATGGCAATGCCGGCCCCTACACTGCGCACACGCTTGCCGAACCCGCTGACCTGCTTAAGTGCCGCCGGTTCCTGTTTCTGGATACCTTTCCGGTATCCCTCGAGGGTGTCCTGGCCGGCGCTCATGAATACCCGGGACGGTGACTTGATCCCCAGAACGCCCTTGAACCAGCCGATGGTTTTCTGGCCTGCGTTCACGATGGTGTCTTTCACCTTTTTCAGTCCGCCCAACAAGCCACCCACCAGACCGTCCATGATCATGGATCCAAAGCCGGAGAACTTGGCTGGCAGGCTCTTGAAGAAGTCCATGATGGCGCCCCAGTTCTTGTAAATCAGGTAACCGGCGCCGGCAATAGCGGCGATGATCAGACCGATGGGGTTGGCGGTAAGCGCTACTCCTATCGCTTTGATGCCAGCCGCAACGGCCGGTAAACCGCCGGCCAGGCCGACGACTGCACTGGTGGCCACAAATATGGCCTTGCCAAAGGCCAGGATGGCAATGATCGGTTTCATGGCGAGAACCACGGCGAGGATCATGCCTAGGTTATCGAATCCGCCCACCATGGCGGCCAGGTTGCTGGTGATCATGCCCAGGGTTTTGGCGGTGGACGCGGCTCCTACGGCGATGTCACGCAGCACCGGGATGGCGTTCTTGAGCTTGGTACCGAAGTTGGAGGCGAAAGCGCTTACCTGGTCCCGGTTCTCTCGCATCCAGGAAGACAGATCGCCCATCATATCGGTGATCGCGGGCATCAGTTCGGCGCCGATGGTGTTCTTCATGCCAGCCATGCCCAGCTGTGCGTCCAGCATTGCATCCTTGAAGGCTTCCGCGTCCCGGGCGGCCTGTTCGCTGAGCACATAGCCCGTGGCTCTGGCATCGCGTCTCAGGGCCTGAAGGCCTGAACTGCCATCCTTCAGCATGTTGACCATGGCGACGCCTTCGCGCCCGAACAGCTGAGCGGCGATGGCCACTCGTTGGGACTGGTTCTCCACGGAGGAGAGCCGATCGGCCACCACCTCCAGGCTTTGTTCTGGGGTTAGCTTGGCCAGGTCTTCAGCGGACAACCCCAACTCTTCGTAGGCGTTGCGGGCAGCGCCGGTGCCTTGGGTGGCTTCGCCCATTCGCTTGATGAACCGTTCCAGACTGGAATCGAATTTCTCGGTAGACACGCCGGAGCGCTCAGCGGCGTAGCGTAGTTCCTGGAAGGGGCCAAGGGCGATACCGATTTTGTCGCCCGTCTTGGCTACCTGGTCGCCCAGGGTGGCGGTGGAGTTGGCAATACCGAAGATGCTAGCAGCAGCAACTGAAGTTGCCAGAGCTGTACGGCGGCCGAACCGGCCTACTTCACCGGTCATGTTGCTGAACTTTCCGGATATGTCGGCCTTGCCCAACTGATCCAGGTACTTCCTCTGGCGCTGGATTCGGTTGTTGGTAGCCTGCATCTGATCGGCCAGGCGCCGTTGCTCGCCGGATAGGTTGCGCACGTCCACGCCGGCATCGCTCAGCCGCTTGCGGACTTTGCCCAGCTCCTTCCGCTGGTCCTGTCCCTTGCGGGTGAATTTCTCCACCTCCTGCCGGGCCTTGTTGTACTCATTCCGAAGTTTGGCGGTCGGCTTGCTGGTTGTTCGGAGCTCGTGGCCCAGGCGGCGAACGCGCTCCTGTGATTCAGCCAGGGCCTTGGCATTCTTGCCCAGAGCATCGTCCATCCTGCGGAAGGATGAGATGTCACGCTGTGAGTTCTGCAACTGCTTCGTTTCCGCCTGGGCCTGTTTCAGCGCTCGGGCGGTACCGGTGGTGGTTGCGTCGATCTTCTTGAGGGGTTTGGTGAGCTTGTCTCTGGCGGCGAGTACCACCTGCAGGTCGAGGTTCTTGGCCATTACTCCTCCGTCGAGCTTCGCCTGCGGGCGTGTTCCCGCCACTCCATGAGTTCAGAAAGGGGCATGTCGTTCATGTCTGACGGCCGCCAATGGAAGATGGCGGCGATGTCAGCCATGGCTTCATCTACGCGGTGCGGGATTACCCCTTCAACCGCTTCGGCAGCAAAAAACCTGCGATCTCGGTACCGCAGGCGGCCAGATCGGCAGGGTCCATTTCACGAACTTCTTGTTCAGTCAGCGACGGGTTGCTGATACGCGGCAGCACCTTGGTGATGCTGTCTACGTCCATGTTGATCAGATCTGCCAGGGACAGGCCCCGCAGTTCGCCAGAGGCCGGCTTGCGGAGGGTGAGCTTGGACACCTCCTCCTGGTTGCGCTTGATCGGGGTATCCAGCTCGACGGTTGCAGTTACAGGCTTACTCATGAATCAGGGTTCCTTACAGGCCAATGTTGCGGCGGTGTTCGGCCAGGCGATCCTGGCCACGAATGCGCTCAACCATGCCGGGCACGTCGATCTCGACCACTTCCTCACCGCCGATGGTGAGCTTGTAGTAACTGAGCGTGGTGGTGACGGACAGGGTGTTGTCGCTGCCAGGCTCGGCATCGCCCATGGCAATTTCACGGTGACGGCCACGGACCACGATTTCCACCGGGAGGGTCTCTCCGGTGTCGTCGCGCTGGTAGCTGCCGGAGAAGCGCAGTAGGTCGGCGTCCAGCTGGCTGGTACCGAAGTTGTCGAACAGGCCGGGAATGAGGCCGGCCGGCGTCCACTGGAACTCCATCTTTTCCATGCCCTGGTCGATGTCTACCGGGGCGTTCATGCCGCCGCCACGGAACTCTTCCATCTGGCGGACCATGGGCGGCAGGGTAAGGGAGGCGATCTGGCCCTGCCAGTTATCGCCGTTGCCGAACAGGTTGAAGTGCTTCAGCTTCTTGGGAAGTGCCATTGTTCAGCTCCTTATGCGTTCACGCGGGCGGCGAAGTCGGCCAGGTACCGGTCGGTGATCCGCTGACGGAACAGCAGGTTCTCCAGCGGTGGTACCGGGGTGTAGTCGTAATCGATGTACAGCTTGCCGGCCTTCAGGGTGTCTTTGGTGTTGATCTCCGGATCCAGCCAGGCGCGTGCATCCACGATCAAGCCCAGGAGCTTCAGCTCGCGGAACTTGGCATTGATCCCTTCTAGGATGTCCTTGGCCAGTGATGGATGCATCGGTTTGTCCACGGCCCACATGTGTGCCTCAGCGATGGTGTCGGCGAGGATCTGGGCCGTGCGGGTGTAGTTCTCGAAGGCGAACAGCGGATCCGAGCTGCAGGTCCGGGAACCCCAGAAGCGGAAGCCGTCACGCTGGATCAGGGTGGTGACTTCGTTGGCGTTGAGCAGGCCGGCATCGGTGTTCGGGTCCTGCAGATCCCAATGCACGTCCTTGTCGATGCCGGTGACGCCGTTCACTGCCACATTGGACAGTGTCTTGTGCCAGCCCACCTGCTGGTCGATCTTCGCGCGCAGGCCCATGGCCCGGGCCACAACGGCGGCTTGTTCTTCGGTTGCGGTGTTGACGTTGAACGCGATGAAATCCGGCCAGATCAGCATCAGTTCCCGGGCGCCAAAGCCGTTACGGTAGAGGATGGCCTCGGAGATGGTCTGGCAGTTGTGTGCGTAGGCGTATGCGAATGCCCGCAGCTGCTGGGCAATGGTGATCAGCTCAGCAGTGACGTTCTCGGTGTCGAGACCAGGAACACCCAGTATGCGGGGTTTTACGCCCAGGTTCTGCTCGGCGGCCAGCAGTGCCTTCATGCCGGTTTTCTTGCCCTGGGCGTTGGTGGTGCCGATCAGATTGGCTTCTGTGGCGGCTTCGTCTGCACCTTCTGCCACCCGAACCACCACCATGACCGGTGAGGTTTGGTCGCCGATCGCGTCCAGGGCCTTGGGCAGGGTGCCGGTTCTACCGGCGTTTCCGATCGCCTCGTCAATGCGGGTGACCAGCACCGGGGTGTCCAGCGGGAAGGGCTCATTCTCGCCACCGGCCAGGGTGGTGAAGTCCACGGCGTTGACCAGGCCGGAGCCGTCGTTGCCGGCATCGTTGGCGGCGGAGATCAGGGCGGAGGCCTCGGCGCTGCCATTGATCGCGGTAACCACCTGGTTGGCGGTGCTGGTGATTTCTCCGGAGGCGTCGGTGGCCAGGGTGACGGTGATATCGTTACCGCTGACACTCACTGCCAACGCTTCGGAATTCGCCGCTGGATCAACGTAGCGGACGCGGATCTGGTTGCCGGCGGTACCTACGGCGACCGCAGTGATCAGTACATCAGCATTGTTGGCAATGGCCGGGACAACGGCTTCAGCCGCCACGCCAGGCAAGGCTTCGGGGGCTGTCGCTACCAGGCCGATAACGGCGGTGGAAACAGTGCGAATGGTACGGGTGCCTTCGTTAATCTCAAGCACCCGGACGCCGTGGTGGTATTGGTCGGGCATGACGCCTCCTGGTGTGGTTTTACCGGGGTATAGGTGCCATGATGAACGCGCTATATATTAGAGCTACCGTTTTGATTTGTGAGTTTGTTGTTGGACAAAAGGCGTCATATGCGTAAAGGGGTTTGCTAATGTGCTCCCCCGAGGAAGTGAACCGCCAATGTAACAACGTACAATGGCGGTCATTGGATTTGATATCAAAACGTTGAAACTAAACCTATATCTCCAGAAATCCTAGGAAAGCCGAGTCGATCCCGGTACTGGTTCCAGTATCGATAGAACCCTAAGTGGTACAACGATGCGCCCGCAAAGTGTATTCCATCCGATGTTTTTAAGTCAGTAATTCCAGCGTAGTAGACACCATCATTTTCGTTGGCAAGCTCCTGTAGAGCAGTGTCAATATTGCCGGCCGTTGGCAGGTAAAGGCCTCCAACGATGGCGGGAGCATTAGCCGCTAATAGTCCATCATTTTTCAGTGACGAGAGCATTGCCAAAAAGTTCGTCTTATAGTCCGCCGGTGGTATACCAGTACCTCCGTTCGAAGACGGCCGGTCGGACTCCCCTTGATGCCACAACAAAACGTCAGCCGGTCCCAAACCAGAGGCAGAATGCACGCCACTTGCTTCAGTGTACATAATGCCAGCGGGGCCCCATTCGGCCAGCGTAGTCCCTCCCTTTGATACCAAAACCAGACGCACATCGGTTTGCAGCTCCTGGGCGGCCCGATGACAAAACCACAAGGCAAGATTGTTGCCACCGTTGGCGTCCCAGGGACTGTTGCCAAAGTCAGGCGGTGAGATAAACGCTGTTCCGTCCGCACCCAACTCATTGGTGTTATTCCAAACTTCAACACGTGAATCGCATTCAAGCGGCGAGCGACCGCCACTTCCACGTCCACTCATGTTTGACTGTCCAAGGGCCAGTACTTTAAGCATTAGTAGTACTCCTTCACGATCACGATACCGCCTGCGCCAGGTCCTCCGGATTTCGCAGTCTGGCTTTGACTATTGGCAGCGCCGCCACCGCCGCCTCCGTAGTTGCCCCCTGCGTGACCGTCCGCACTCCCCGCACCTACCCCAGTAAGAATGCCACGGCCACCACCACCAGAAATGCCCGCAGAGGCACCACCATTACCTGCATGATTATGGGTGCTTGGATCACGAAAACCTCCGCTTCCGTCGCTACCCTTTAAGTTCAGGTCCCCGCCAGTTCCTTCGCCGCCAAGACCAACGTTCAGAGTGACACCTGAACCGGTAGCGGCGAACATGGTATCTCCACCAGTACCACCAGGTACGGAAACAAAGGCGCCAAAGGACGAAGCCCCGCCGTCACCACCAGCCGCGCCTGCTGATGCGATGCCACCCTCACCAACAGAAACAGGAACACTTGAGACAGAATTTACGTCGATCGTTTTGATGCTGCAGCCACCACCGCCACCGCCCGAACCGACGCTATGTTCACCGCTCCCTGTTACTTCCGCACCGCCGCCGGCACCCCCACCACTAACTACAGTGACAGTAACTTTCTTGCATCCTGTTGGCTTATTCCAAGTTCCGCTTGATGTGAAAATCTGTGTCGTTTGATTTGCAGATGTCCCAACTGAGGTGGATATTTCTTGCCACGCTATAGTTGATAGGTCGTTAGTAACTCCAGTGCGGTAAAAGAGCCTGCCAGTTTTTTGCTGGAACAGTATTTGACCGATGAAATTGGCTCCACCGACTACGATTATCGGTGCCCGGGTATTATCGCCTTCGCTTGGAAAATTAATGTGTCCTGAAGCCGGCGTCAGGAACAGGCCTGAGGTTGTATAAAGATTCGCATCGACTTCGGTTAACGCTGCCTGATATCCAAGACCAAACTGTTTTAAGGCGGCATGCACTTTTTTTGGAGACATACTACTGTTGTCATCTAAACCCTCTATTGCCTTTTCCAGCGTAGCGAGCAAGAGCATTCCCTGATCGTCTTCCGTTGCACTAGGGTGGTTTCGACTCGACTCATGGTTGGCCAGGCCATCATCCGCATACTTACGTGTTGCTAAAACCACTGAAGGGTCGACTTTAAGGGTAACTGAAGCTGTGTCGGAAACCTCCATGATAAAGCGGACAGTCTGGGTTCGGCTGGACCCTTCGGACAGAATCGGCTTATAGGTTTCTGGATAGTTTCCGTATCCGATAAGATCACCGTCAATGTCGAAAATGCCTATTTCCCGTATTGTCCAGCCACCAACTTCCGGTGGCAGCACCTGCTCAACAACCACCCAGGATGAGTTGTCAGCGTCAACTTCAATGCTGTTAATGGCAGCCCGTCGCACTTCGTTAACCAAGGTTGTTCGGCTGGTTTCTGGAGTCGGAAGTGAGCCGCCACCATCGCCCACAGCAAGCTCTGTAATGTTTATTGTCTGGCCGAGCGCCACGGCGTTGGCAAGCTTTGCTTGGCCTACTTCAGTGAGAATCGTATAAAACGTCGCCATGTTTGCTCCTGTTACAGTGGGTATACGGTTGCCGAATCATTGCTATCGGTGGAGGCGCCCAGGAAGTAATGGCCGGTTACTTCTGTATCAATTGGCTGGTAAGGCAGAACGGCCGTTACATCACCATCGTAGGTGGCCAAACCGAAATAGAATTGACCGGTAGATTCTCCGGCTAGATCCAGCCTATCGATGTGCCGACTGACTGGCTTGGCATCATCAATAAGACGTTCAATCTCCTGATACATTTCTTCCGTGATGCCAGAGTTCGGTATGGCAATCTTGATCGTGAAGGTTCCACGGGTGCCCGCCGGCTCGGTCTGCCACCATTCCTTTATGGTTAGTGGGTATCCAAGCGGCTCAACTACCCTCCGAATGGCGCCGATTGTTCCTTTCTTCTTGTGAATGTAAAAACTGGTGGCGATAACCTCGCGCTTTGCAGCTTCGCTCCAGGCAGCATCCCAACGGTCGACACTGAAAGCCCAGGCGAGGTAGGGCAGTAGCTTTGCAGGGCAGTTATAGGGGTTCCAAAGGGTGCGAATTGGCACCGGTACCCTCTGAATTTCCGCTAAAGCCTCAGCTGCCGCACGTTCTAACGGCGTAGAGTTGTTAGGCAATAAGGACGTGGGTTCACTCATCGCTGCCACCGATCAATACGCTGGTGCTTGTGCAGTACGCTGCTTCAGTGCCGGATAGCACCAAGTCGCTAGCTGGTTGGGCCAGCTCAACCCGTTGCACGCCCTCAACGTGCAGTGCCGCATGCAGTGCCGATATTCGAATGTCGCGGCCAATGCGGCGCTGCTCGCTCACGTATTTGGTAAGTGCTTCCTGAGCAGCTTCAAGGATGGGTTCCTGCTCAGGCCCTGGGTAGACATACAGAATGGCGTCCACCTGGTAGTTCACGATCGCTGCAGACTGAACGGTTACCCGATCGCCAACGGGCCTGGTGTCCTCATCAGACAGCGCTGCAGCTACGTTATTGATGATCTCCTGACTGGCCGTTCCGTCCGCCTCTGTAGACAGTAATGTGACAGTGACTTCAGCCGGTAAAGGGCTTTCAGCTCTGGCATCTGCCACGCGGCCGTCAGCTGATAGAGCATGGAATTCGTAGGCGCCGGTTGGGCCTGCCACGCTCAGTCCTTCCCATGATTGCTGGGAGCGGATCCTAAGGTTTTCATCGCTTTCGTAGGTAGGCTGTACCGGCGGTATGGCGTTCGGATCGCCGGGATCCACCATCAACCGTTCGGTGTCGAAGTTGGCAACCAGGTTGTCCAGATCTTCATCCTCGGCAAACGCCAGCATGTTCGCCACTGCCGCTTCGTTTACCCGCTTACGCCATACCAGCTCACGGTAGGCATTCTCCTGCAACTGAATGGTGAGTGGTTCGGATTCCAGGGCGAGCGTTTCCTCCACCTCCTGGCGACGATCTTCAGGTACCAGGGAAAGCAGTTTCTGTTTCCGCTGTTCCAGGATGGTTTCGTAATCTAGCTCCTCGATAACCTTGGGCTTGGGGAGTCTGGATAGATCAATGGGGCCGCTCACAGCGTACCTCCTACCGGCACGCGGATCTGATCGGATTCACCGGTGTCAGTCCTGGTCAGAGAAATCTCAAGGGTAAAGCGGCCGTCCTCGCCCATGGAGCGGTTGACGTTGCCAACGCGAACCCTTGGTTCCCACTGTTGAATGGCAACAACGGCCGCACTGTAAAGCCTGAGCACGGTGGCACGATTTAGGGGTTGATCAATCAGTTCAGGGATCAACGAACCGAAATCCCGGCGCATAACGCGAGATCCCAACGGTGTTGCCAAAATGGTACCGATGCTCTGACTGATATGTGCTGTTCCGGACAGGTAACGGCCCGTCTCTGCATTCATTCCCATCATTCGACCTTGTAGGTACCCGCACTGGAGCCGCCTGTTACGGGCACTTGCGCGTTCGCTTGAATCTCATCCACCACGGCGTTGGAAATGGCCTCGGCCATCTTTTCAACCCAGCTGAAGGGGCCTGTTTCGTTAGCGCCCTGGGCTTTCATTTCATTGATGATCCGGGTTTTCAGCTGACTCTTGCTTAAGGCCATGGCTATTTCCCCGCTGTTACTGTGCTGGACCCATCACCATGCGGAAGGCCGGTGAAATGGCAGATATGGCCCGTGGTGACGACGGGATTGCCGTTGTTGTGATGGATCTTCAGAGCGTTGACTTTGCAGGTTCCTGCCACCGCTGTAGTGGCGTTTCCGCCTACGTTGACTGTGGCGTCGCCGGTTATGTTGATGTTCACCTTTCCGGGAAAGCTGGCGACCAGCTCTTTCTTCACATGGTCGTAGGTGATGCTGGCACCGTCCGGGTAGACCCGCTTATGCTCGTCGGCGCTGTCGGAGGGTGCGTTCTGCTTATATAGCCCGGTCACAATTATTGCCTGGGCCAGGTCGCCAGACGGCGAGAGAAGGACTACTTGTTCCCCAACGGTGGGTGGATCCCATTCCAAGCTGGTTCCGGTTCTTGCTGATACCCATGGCTGCCAGCCTGTCAGGTTGTCGCCAGCCTGGACGCGGGCACGTGCGCGCGAAACATCGACTTCGGCCACTTGGCCGATTCGGACAATGTTGTTGATCAGGCGGAAGGCTTCAGCGAGTGTGTTCATGGGGCCAGTTTGTATTTTTGGGCCCAACAATAAGAAGCCGTTGACGTTGTAACGGTTAGCGGAACAAAAAGCAGGGTTTAGGGCTGGATGTGTTCCAGGACGCGGTCGGCGATGAGTTCCAGGTCGCCTCGGCCAAAACCAATAAGGCGACGTGCAGGGTAGTCGTAGATCGGGCCGTTTTTGTCCACTTTTGCACGCAGTCCGTAGTGGTGAATCACGGCGATGCGGGCTGCTGGTCCGGCAAAAGCCAGGCCGGCGGAATCCGGGCTGGTTCTGATCTTGAGGTACTTGGCTGTCCTCAACTTGGTAAACATGGCCTTTTTGCGAATCTGGCCGCGTTTACCGCGTAGGTTCCTTTTCTTTCTCGGGTCCCATTTCTGTCCATCGGGCCCTTCCTGGGCTTTCATCCGCTCCTGGTTCTCTTTCCGGAGATCCCGGGAAATGGTTTTCATCAGCTTGCGGCGTTCGGCTGGATCCATCTTCCGCAGCAGCGGTTCCACCCAGCCAGCGAGGGCGTCGATGTCGTCAGTCATCGCCCGGTACCTGTTCGGTCAGGCCGTGGAGGTCCATGATGATCTGCCACTCGGAATCCGGGTTCATTTCCAACTCTGGCTCAGGCAATACGTGCTCGGTCTGGAAACCAGTCTCCAGCGCGGACACGATCACCCGCTCGGTCACGTTCACAGTGATGCTGATGTCGTAGCTGTTGTTGTTCAGGAGCTCGGCCTCAAAGCTGATGGAGCGTTGCGGGTCCGCGCCAGGCTCACGGTATGCCAGCCAGGAGAGAATGGGCAGTATCAGGAGGTCAAGATCGCCGCTGTAATCGGTGACGATAATTCTGATCGGAAGGGTATACATGTGGCTGAGGTTCGGGCCCTGCCAGAATTCGATGTTTCCATCCTCGATGAAACTCAGAAGCTTATCCGGGTTCCGCTTGAGGTCCGATACATTGGCCAGTATGTGATTTCGGAGGTCGGCAAGTTTTTTCATTCTGGCTCCTGCGTGCTCATCTGCTGGGCTTTCTGTTCGCAGCTTTCGATCTCGTCCCAGATTTCAGTCATGCGATCGTTCTGGGTAGTGAGTTTGATGCTGTACCGGTCAATCAGATCCAGCAGGTCGCCGTTCTGGTTCATCCACTCCCGGCCCGGGTGACGCTCCTGAATCGCCAGTGCCTTCACGTTGCTGCACACCAGGTATTCCGTTGTCTGGATGTATTGGACCTTTCCGGAGCAGGCGGACAACAACATCAGGGAGCTCAGTGCGAGCCCAGTTACGATAGGCTTCATTCTCTTTCTCCAGTTGGGCCCGGGCTGCTCTTTCAGCCTCGAGGGCAGCTTCCAGGTCGGAGCCCTTCGACTTGATTCGTTCAATCCGCTCAGCCAGGCGGTCTCGGGCCTCTGTCATCTCCGTGAGTCTGGCCTGTGTCTGCTCTGCCTCTTGTTTCTGCAGGTTCAATGCCTGGGCGGTTGATGCCAGTTTCGCGCTGATTTCCATGTTGTTATCGATGCTGGCCCAAAGGGCTCCGCAAAGCGCCGTAATGACCAGCCCGATTACCAGGTAGAACTTCATTTCTGCTTTCTTCCGCTGTTGACGTAGAAACCGAACCACGCGGCCGCACCGGTCCAGATCACGTTCGCGTAGAATTGCTGAGCTGTGGTGGGCATTTCCAGGGCGATGAACCACTGGTGAGTGTCGAAACAGAGCCAGCCGTAAAGGATCACTAGGAGCCTGGGGACTACTCGCCAGGCGTCCAGCTGTTCCGGTGTCAGTTTCACGAGATTCGCCCCACAGCGCGGAACCGGTCATAGGCGGCCGCCATCTTGGTGTCGTACTGGTTTCGGGCGTAGGCGGGGCCATTGTAACGCTCTGCGAAGGCTGTCCAGTCTCTGTTCTTCAGCGCCTGGTGCAGGGCCTTGTCCTTTTTGATGAACCGGACGAACGCCTCCAGCTGCTCACCTTCGCTGCGGTGCATGGCTGCCCAGAAATCAAACGGGGACGAGTAGCCCAGGGCCTGCCAGTGGAAACCCATAATCTGGAAAAGGCCCCAGCTGGCTGACTCGATGGCGGTAGGTTCGTGGATGCTTCGTGCCCGGCTCAGGCGTCGCCATTCCCCTTCACCGCCTACATACCCGCCTGGCTTTGCGTTTACGATGCCAGGCGCCTTGGCGGCGTTGTGCCCGCGTTCGGAAGGGTGTAGGCGGCGGTACATGATGTGCCGCTCAAAAAGGATCACCGGTTTGCCGGAGGGGAGGAAGCCGGATTCCTTACTCTCTACTTCTGTTACAGCCTTGATCGCGGCGAGCTGCACGCCCAGCCGTCGGGCCGCATATTTCAGGTCATCCTCACTCAGCAGCTTGTCTGGGCTGAAGCTGTTGGATGGTTCCAGGCGGGCAAGAGTAGCCGGGCCGGCGATGCCGTCAACCATGAGGCCGTTCTGGCGTTGGAAGCGTATTACGGCATTTTCTGTCGATTCCCCAAACCAGCCGTCCACCTCGATAGCGGCCCCAAAACTATTCAGACTGGCTTGCAGGGCTGAGACATGCTGGCCTACATCTCCGATCTTGATCATTATGTCGTGGCTCCTATGACAGCGGCTGCAGCGCTGAACAGCTCTTTGCGCATGGCAAATGCGATACCAGCGATACCGATGATTACCCAGACAGCGCCAGCGAAGAACCACACCTTTCTGGCCAATCCGGTCACGTTCTTATCCAGGCGGTTTATGGCCCCCTGCATGGCAGATTCACCCTTTTCCATTCGCTGCTGGCTGTGTTCCAGGTAATCCTTCAGCGCCTGTTGGGTTTCCTTGTGGTTCTCTTTCTGGTCTTCAGCGAGGTTCTGAAGGTCTTTGTGCAGCCCGGCGACAGCGCTTTCCAGCGCATTCACTCGTGGGTGAAGATCCTCCAGGTGTCTCAGCCTTGCCGCCCAATCCAGGGCGACCATCTCTTGCAGTTGCATAGATTCAGCCTTTTCTGGCGGCATGCCGTCTCCCTAATTCCACAACTGGACGGTCGCTTGGGTGGGTTTGGCTGCGACTTCTGGCATTTTGATCACGGTGCCGATCGGCAGTACCGGCCCCAGATCGGCGAGGCCAGGGTTCGCGGCAAGAACTGACTCAGTGACGCCAGCGGTGTAGCCGTAATAGCGGAAACAGACCAGGTCAACGGTATCGCCCTGGATGGTTCGAACCTCGTCCATCAGATTAGCTCCACGGTGGTGCGATTGGCGCCCCGGATATCGGATAACGCCCAAGCAGCATCACGCCTGAGATCATCACCGGTCAGATCCATGGCCTCGGCCCTGGCTTCTCCTTTCCCTGTGGAGTCGTAATCCCGGTACCGCTCGATCAGGTTGGCCTTTGCCAGACACCAGACTGCCCGAAGGTATAGGCGCACGTTTGTGCCGGATGGTTGCCAGTCGGCATCTTGCACGTTTTCCAAGCTGTCGAAGCCGAGATCCTTCTGAGACTTCATGTAATCGGCCAGAGAGCGATTGGCATCGAACATCGCGGCCTCGAGGGCGTGCTGGGCTCGCTCGTCGGTGACGGTGCCGTCCAGGCGCATCGAATCGCGGAATTCCTGAAGGTTCAGGTCCGGGAAAAAAGCTGCGTTGGTGATGATGACGGGCTCGGTGGTGCCACCGGCTGCGATCAGGCTCATACTGCCTCCGGGTGAAGGCGGTGGACGGGGCCGTAGAGCTTCCGGCGTGGCCTTGGCTCAGGGCCCCGTGCCGCCTGGCGTCGGGGTGCCGACTCGGG